TTAAACAAATCTTCCGTATGGATTAGTATTGTATCCTTTTGAATTTAACACACCAGCTTTCATCCAACGACGTTCACCTGTTGAAGCACTAATCCAACTAATCCAAACGAATCCTTCACGTTTTACATATCCGTCATATCTGACAGACATTCCGTTAGAGTAGTACAATCCTGTATCAATTCCTTTTTCTGTAGGTGCTTTTCTAATTTTCAAAGTTGTATTTGGATAGAAAGTCGCATTTTCTTTAGCGAAATCAGAAGGAATACTGTTTAATACAGTCGGTGTTGATTGAGCACTTCCTCCAGGAATATGAGGGTCTGTATCAATACCTGTATCATTTGTCCACCCGATAGCTACTCCATTACGATCTACACGATACGGATATTTGGCACCTTTAATCACTCTACCAATCGTACCATTCCAATCGCCTTTATAAACTTTACCTGTACCATAGCAATTTACACTTAATGTATTTGTGCAAATTGGCAAGCCTACTGAATACTTCTCACCACTTGGAGCACTTGGACTACTTGGTTGCGTTGGTGCTACAGTCTGACCATCTAATCTAGCATTTACTTCTTGTGCTAATTGATTCATCTTAGAATGTAAATAAGGGCCTGGACAAGATGTTGCTGCGAACATTCTATGTTCTGTCAAACTTCCATTCGCATTTCCTGTGTAATTCAATCTAAATCCGTATCTCTTACAAATATCAACGCATAGATTTACCAATGCATTCCATGCTTTAGTTGAAATTGTCCAATTAGGCACACACGTTTCATTTGCAACTTCAATTGTAATTGCTTGGCAATCATTATAGTAGTTTGATGATGTCCATGCACGATTCTCTTCGTCAACATTCGCAACGATCGTACCATCTGAGCCGATGCAATAGTTTGCACTAGCCATTCTTCCACTTACTTGAAATGATTGAGCACATCGTTCTGCACTCCATGTGCAAGCCATGTGATGAGGTGTGATTTTACAGACCTTGTAACCACCTCTACCACGCATATAGTTATCTGCGCTAGCAGGAATATATTTATTCGTTAATCTTGAGTATGACATTCTTCTTCACCTTCTTCTTTACCATTGCTCAATTCTGTTTGAGCTTCTTCTGGTAAATCTTCAAATTTTACTTCTTTTTCTTTATCACTCATTATTATTCCTCCTCTGGTACACTAATTTCAGGCAATCCACCAATACTGGTTAATAACGAAACAACACCCGATAAAACCGCAGACGAAATTACAACTCGCCAATCAACAGATTCCAACAATGCAGATGCTCCAATGACTCCTACTGCTGTCTGAGCAATTGTTTTTAATGCTCTAATACTTGCGTAGTATCCATATTGTACCCACCATTCTTTACTATATTTTTTCATTTACAAATACCTCCTATACTAATAATAGTATTTAAATCATTTGTACACTGTACAAAATAAAAGACCGTATTTAACGGCCTTATTGATACATATTAAACATGTCTCGTATATGTGTCTTAATCATTGTTTTTTCTTCATCTGAATCAACGCATTCATGAATCATAGTTACGATTTGTTGCATACATTTCATAGTCTTATCTAATTCACGATGAGACTTTTCTAAATCCATATCACCTTTTGTACGCTCATATTCTTCTTTGAACGCTTTATATTTTTTCAAATGTTCTGCAAGCTTATAAACAATATCTTCTGTTTCTGGATCATGAATATTATATCCATCATTATCTTCTTTTAATCTTGCAACAGTTGAAACTCCATCTTTTCCTATCTCAATTTGATATTTATTTCTCATTGCTTCTATCGTTTCAATGTCTTTAATATTATCCAAAGCTTGAGACAATGCATGAAAATAAGATTCTGAATAACCATGTTTCTCTAACATATTTGCTGACTCATGCATTATCTTCTCATTAACTTCCATTGCTTTGTGCATATTTTTCACCTACGCAATCTTCTTAATAATGATGTTTGCATTTTGAACAGATAAATCCAAACCACTGTCATTTGCTAATGCAATTGTATAAGATGCGCCACACGGAACTTGAATCAAAGTGTCTCCATTTACATTTCCGTATGCATTTGCAGTTGCAACAGTATAAATAGATTGTGTTCCACCAATTACTTCTCCATTTTGCTCAAGCACTAAAGAAGCTTGTCCTGCCGCTGTACTCGTAATATCCGCAGTATAAGTTACTTCATAGATACCTGGCTTTGTTAGTGTAAACAATCCACTTCCTAGATCATGTGCCAACCATCTTTTACATGGACACTGGCATGATTTACTTCTTACACGATCTGTAGGAAACAATACATTATTTGAATTATTGACTGTCTGAACAGCCGTAGCAATACTATTAATCATTTTTTATCCTCCTATTAAAATAGGGATAGCCTTTTGACTATCCCATTAAATCCAAAGGCAATTGCCTAATCACATATGTGCTAGATTATAAGTTGTTGTAGCCATTACATCCACATCCGTTGTTATAAGCGTAATATGGTGAACATGTAATGTAAGCTGGTTTTGGTGTTGGTTGCAAAGTATTAATGATGTTTGCTGACTGTGCCTGTTGGCTTAATTGGAAATTAGCTGTCAACAAATCACGATCACGATCAGCTAAACGATCACGTAATTCTTGCATAGTGTTTGCATTAATCAACGCACGTGTTGCTTCACCTTCCGAATGAATTGCTGTTGTAATGTCACAAGTATTTTTGAAACTTTGAGCATTTACATTGTCAATTGCTCGTTGAGTGTTGCAGCAACATTCTTGTTGCTGAGCTTGCAAGTTTTGAAGTCCTAGCTGATTAGTATAGCGACTCTCTAATACATCACGTTGAGTTTGACAACCTGTTTGAGATACATTTGTGTTTGTGTTAAAAATGTCTCGTTTAATGAATTCTTCATTTAACAAAGAATCATTTGTTAGGTTTCCATTGCCATATCCTCCATATCCAAATAATACGAAGATTAGCAAGATCCAAATCCACCAACCGCCTCCGTTTCCAAAGCCGTCATTTCTTTCGGCTAAGTTGTAAGTTGGTTGAATTCCCATTCCATTTTCCATCATATATTTTCTCCTTTCTTTCTATAATAACGGTTTAACCGTTGTTACCTGATTCCAAACTGTTTTGCCATTTGTTGCAGTTGTTGCTTTTGTTGTGGATTTAAATTACCCATCATCTGATTTAAAATCATTTGTGGATTTTGGCCACTGTTCATAAGCATTTGAAATTGTTGAAATGCTTGTGGATTTTTCTGTGACAACATATTCATTAACATTTGTTGGGGATTTCCCATATTCATCATATTCATTGGATTCATATTTCCCATAATACTTTTTAAAGGATTCATTTTGTTTGTGCTCCTTTCTTTGGTTGCTCATTAGCTTGTTTTGGTGGTTTGCTTAATGCACATATCAAATCATCTAATTTCTTTTCGATTCCATTTACACGATTTTCTATACTGTTAGAAGTATCTTCCGTGATTTCTTCAAATTTAAATTTTTTAAATGTTCCATCTAAAGATTTCATATAAAAAATAGATTTATTGTTATCAAATAAAATCGTTGGTAAATTTGCATTCGCAAAGTTTCTAGCTTCCTGCTCATCGTTCACCCATTTTCCATTAAAATCAAAATTACCTTGTTGTTGTGGTGTAATCTGATTATTAATATTGATAGGTGGAATATTTGCATACTGTTGTACTTGCTGAATTTGTTGATCTATCATTTGTCTTTGCTGCATCAAGCTTTCGATTCTTGATTGTGCCGGATTATAATTGTTATACATTTCAACCACCTCTTTACGATTTAATTATATGGTTACGTAATAAATAATTTAATACTCGAATAATACTCATAAAATACCCAAAATAAATTGAGCAACCATTATAGATTGCTCACATATTTATCGAACATTTTTCTTGCTTTGCATACTCTGTTCCTTATGGTTTGTACTTCCACACATAATGCATCTGCAATTTCCGTGCATGACATATCATACACGTATCTCATAATCAAAACCTGTTCATATTTCTTTCTTAATCCAACAGATTTGATAAGTATTAATGCATCATTAGGACGTATCTCTTTTAATCTGTTAGCTTTGTTAATATAAACCACCGCCTTAATTAAATTCGTTGGTTTAAAGCTTCGCAAGAACAATTATTCACATGATCATCTTTCCAATAACCACGACAAACAATAGTAGAATAAAGAACAATAATTACTAGGATTAAAACCGTAATAATCGTCCTACTTGTTTTATAGTTTCTATCAATTAATTTTGAGCAAAAACCATAAATGTTATCTACTTTTTCTTCTACATTTTGTAGTTTCTTGTTTGCATCTTTAATATCCATTTTTATTATGATCCTCCAACGCTTTTACACGATTAAACAAAGTAATTATTTGTTGTTTTAGTTCTGAAAGCTCCACTTCCATTGAATTGCTTCCTTTTTTTATTTCTGAAATTGAATCTTTAATATCACTTAAATCCGATTTAATATGTTCTAATTCATTCTTCAAAAATGCCATATTGGATATTTGCTCTCCATCCATCTTTCGTGTGCCGCGATTATACGTAATAAATGCAATTACAAGCATGCATGCAGAAATAATAACACTAAGATATTCACCACTCATATTCGTTTTCCTTTCAAGTTTTCATCCTATTTAAATGCAACAATTTACTAATTTCTTATTTAGTTAACTAAATTCAATTAATTCTTTATATTCATCTTCAGTAAGCTTTCCTTTTTCAAAAGCTTGCTTAGCTAAGAAAATGAAACTGTCTTTGTCATATTTACCTTCGATAACTCTTTTCTTTTGATTACTCAAGATTCTATACATATTTATCTTCCTCCGTTTCTTCCTCAGGTAAATCAATGCCTGCCATGCAAGCTACATACTGAGTGATGAATTTCTGATTCTCTAATTCGTCTTTTGTAGCTTGAACTTGTGAAGCTTGATATTCTTCTTGAGCTTGTCTTTCGATTGTTGTTTCAAGTTGTTTGATTTTCATTTGAAAGCTCCTTTCTAGGCAATACATACAAGTAGAGTGAACGCAAACGTACTAGAAGCGTAGGTGGTGCTAACAAGGCCACTAGTGTTCTTAACCCACGTATTACAAGCATTGCTTTGATAAGCTGAACGCAAATGGACGTACTGAGGTGATGTTTTGTTAGCAATGGAATAATCAAGCATGTTTGGATATTCAGTAAACCATTCGCATGGTGTTGTACGTCCACTTCTTCTTTTCCAATAGGTATGCGCATTACCTTCTCCACTTGCCTGTTGGTCAATGAACATCTGCGATAGTGAAGACAACGTAACGTAATCATATGTAATATCTTCTGTCCCTTCATCGTTAACAGTATTAGCATAAGTAACAACTTTTACTTTCTTCAAACAATTTAGCATTTCCTCAGGCATACCGCATAAAAAGCCGTCTTTACTTGCTAATTGGTCAGGGCAAATATCCCATTGATCTTGAGGAGTCCACCACTGTCCTTTAGGCTTGCTTGAATTTAGGTATTGTCTTAAAGCAGATGTTTTCCATCTGTTCCAACCGTAAGCCATTTCTTGCACTGAGTTTAAATTTCCACTTCTTGTATCATACTGAATTGTTCCTAGATTTGTTCCACCACTGCCAACAGTTATATCGACTGTTTCATTTAGTGTGATTCCATTTTTACCATATGAATAAACCTTCCAACTTGTTGGTGCAGTATACGGTGCTTCGTAACATCCGGCTAATCTACCACCTTTTTCCACGGCTTTTGTCAATGTGAATTGATAACTAATACCTGGTTTCACGTTATTTTCCCAACTTTGTGCAAAGTCGAAATGATATGTTCCTACTGCTAAACCGTCCGGGCAGGCAAGGAAAGCCCTTTGATGAGAGAATTGCATTTCAAATGGTACAGTATAGTGTGTTTGTAGCCACATTCCTGGTAAGATTTCTCCGTTCTCTAAAGTTACATCTTCAAAGTGGTTAACTTGCCAAGGCATATCGTATTCCTTTTGCTCTGCGGTATCTGTCCATTTTTCAATTAGTTGCGTACCGATTGCAAACGCTTTTTCTCCTGCACCATTCGCAACGATTGTTTGCACACTGTTCCAATCCATATTGGAATGTGCGATATTTGTTTGTGCGATTACTGATAAAGCTTTTGCAATTTCTTGTCCTGTATCGTCTGTTAAAATCCTTTTTCTGCTCATTATTCTTCCACCTCCTGTACGATGTATCCTTCTTCATCTACGTATAAACCTAAATCAGCAAGACGTTTAACTTGTTTATCTCCTTCAACAACCAGTTCGTTCAAATACCCGTTTTTTTTATTTTCTAAAGTTGTGTTTGCTTGTTGCACCTTAGAATCAACAAGCATTAACATCTCTGCCACTTGATCTTTTTCAGCTTGAGTTAATGTACTAATTTTTACATATATACTTTCAGGCACTAAAGTTTGAGCTAGTTTTGAACCCCATATCTTTTCAATCTCATCTGTTCCTTCTTTTGTTTTTGTAGCTTTTATCACAAAAAACAGTTGTCCTTTATTTTTTAAAGCTTCTCCAGGCACAATCCAATCAAATTCATACGAATCCCCAACAATTCTATTGTTAACCGCAAGTGTAGTACCTGTTTTATTAGACGAATCTTTCCAATTTATGCGTATTACAGAATCGGACATTTTGAAAACATCACTAACTGCATTTATAACTTTAAATTTTATAAGCATAGAATCTTTATCATATTGAGTACCAAACACTTTATTTGGATTTTGAATTTCAATTTCTCTAGTTATAGCATCAATATAAATATACTCATCATCATAATCATGTGCATCTATATCAAAACTTAATGTAGCTTTTAATCCATCCATTTTTTAATCTCCTTTCACTTGAAGTACTCCTTTTAATGGGGTTTCTTTAATTCCATTCACATCTATATGAACCATCCAATTATAAACACCAACAGAAAGTTCATCCGTTTGGCAAATCACCTTCAGAGATTCATCAATTGGAATTTTAATAAGTTCTTTGCCATCTTTATAAATAATGAATTCTAAAGAATCATCCCTACCAGGAATAAATACTTTCCCATTCTTATATTTAATTAAAATGTCTGTATAGATGGTATCTCCTTGATTTATGAAAATATGATCTCTTTTAATTTCCATTCTTTATTTCTCCTTATAAGGTATTGCCTGATGCCATTCCAAACCATCATATGCGCTTAATCTAACAAGACTATAAGTATCTCTACTGCCTACACCGGAAGAATATGCGCTTATTTCACTATCTAGTTTTGGTTTATTCATTCTTCCAAGTGCAAAAGAATACCCACGTTTCCACTCTCCATCAACAAACACCCACGCTTCCATATAAGTGAATGTTGTGTTAAATTTAAAATCAAACGGTTTACTGGTTCGTCCAAGTGTATCTTCTACTGTTACATCAAAATATAATTCCAAGTTTTTTTTCAGATTATTATATGTGGTGCTTGTTCCTTCAGCTTTTTTGTAAACTCCACCTTCTCCCCACGTACAAGATTTTACATGAGCATCATCTGAAGTGTGCACAGTAAGTGTTACATTATCATAATTCAAATCAACTTCTGTTATCACAAAATCAACACTTTCGATACTTATTTCAGGATAATTCTCTAGTGTGGTTGCAGTTAATATTTTTTGACTTACATACGATCCACTTAAATCGGCTTTCCATACCTCAACATGATATTCATACTGTGTTTTTTGCGCCAATCCATCAACAGTTAAAGATCCATTTAAATTGTTTGAAATAAATGCACTTTTATCTTGCGAAAATACTCGTAAACAATATAAATTGTATGGATTACTTTTTAATTTTCCGTTGATAACTAAAGATTCTACATCAATATCAGATATGGATGTTTCAAACTCAGGCGCTGAAATCAAAGGTGTTGTTACACTGGCTGTTCCACTTAAATTTGGCCATCCACTAATACTACAATTCCAAGTAAATGTCCATTGCCTATAACAACCCATATCTTCATTTATTTCACCAGGAATATTTATCCACCCTGTATCTTGTGTATAATATCCATAATTCATGTATCCTGACCATGTTAATCCACCAAATTTTACTGTATTATACGCTTGGATAGCGAATTGACCTGTAATCCTAAAGCGAACATTAGCTTTGTATCTTAAGTTAGGATAAGCACCTTCGTATCGTTCATTATAAACATCAAACGAAACGCGCAAGTATTGGTTATAGTCTAAATTCGCTACATCAGAATATGCAGATACATCATAATCTATCGCTGGCATGTGTTGACCATCTTCGATAATTGACGAATTGTCTAATAAGACATCAAGATCAAAATCGGTTTCGTTGTAATCTAATTCACATACAACTCCCATAATCTACTCCTTATATTTGATATAAATATCACCTTGCTTGTCTGTTGATAAAACAGTAGGATCACTTGTTCCATAACGCACATTTACAGTCAATTTTAACTGTTCTTGAAATTGACTAATATAATCTTCTAAAACTCTGATGTATTCTCTTTGTTTTGCCATCAATTCAATAGCATTTCTAAATTCTTCTTTAGATTCCAATTCAAATGACAGTGCAATATTTTCAATTACATTAATTTTAATAGGAACAGACGTTACGAATTCACCACTCATCAGAACATTGATTTGGCATTGTACTATGCCAACCTCAGCAATAATCTGTTGGAATATTTCTGGATCTGAAAATTTAATTTCGTAAGCATTCGAATTTTGAAATCTAGATACAGATGTAGCATCCATACTAACCATTAACCCACTATGTTTTGTAGCCCATAACGTAGCGGTTAAGCTATCATCCGTATACGCTACTTGGTCAGTGATAATATCGTCACTGACGAATACATCCAATCCTCTTCCTGTATCACCTTGTACCATTTCAACTATAGGTACAGATGTTTGCTTAGTTAAGCTTACAGTTACATTTGAATATACAATTGCCATGTTATACCTCCGTTTCCAATATAAGAGTAAGTTCATCTGGCATTTCTTTGATTAAATCATATGTCATTTTATTTAAATAAAATCTTTCTCTTTTGCCTGAATTATTTGTATCTACATAAATAACATCATTCAATTTTAATTGATTTGCATTAGGAATGTTTGATCCAAACAATTCTTCAAATTTTATAGTTGTTTCCGTATCCGGATTTTGCAATTCATTTTTTAAATCTTTGCCAGCAATATATCTTAAATATGCTTGCAAATTAGATTCATTTTTAAATACGCCAAACGTAGCTTTTGTGGCCGATGAATCATCGGTCATTAATTTAGCATCCGAATATTCTTTTACTTCAATGCGGTGTATTTCATTTTCATCCCATTTAATAGATTTAACTATCTCGTTATTTGGCAAAATTCTTCCATTGTATGCCTTTGGAATTATTCCAGTAACAACATTTTCCATAGATACTTTTTTTGTGTAGTCAACAATTTCTTTATAACCAACATAAAACTCTTTAGGCTTTAATGTTTCCTTATACCCTGTTGGTTTACCAAAATAACAATCATAATTATTAAACATCGCAACGTATCTACGTTCTTCACATTCAGGCCATCTGTTCATCATAGAATTTTCTTCACTTCCAAATAAGCATTGAATCAAATTATAACGAACCCAATAGGCTGTCTGTGTTGATTTCTTATCTTCAAATTGCCAACAAAGACTTTGTGATTTGTTACCTATTCCGTGTGAATATAGTTGTATTTTCACTCCTTGCGTTAAACCGCTTCCATCACCGCCTGGCCACCAATTGTAGTTTTTATCGGTAGGTCTAACGATTTTATATCCATTAGCTTCTGGCAAATAGATAAGTCCCCAATAATCTTCCCAATGCATATTTGTATTCGATGGATCATTTCTAAGCCAATATGTTTCAATTTTAGAATAATTTCGATCTACATAATCTTCAGCACATATCCATCTACACGAACATATAGACATAAAAGACCAAATTTCATGAATCCCATTAATTTCATCCGAAAATTTTTTTAAAACAAATGTTTGAGCAGGTGAATTGTTAGCTTTAAACATTTCTAATTGTGTTGCTATATCCTCGTTTGCTGATGGAACATCTACACACAAATCCGTTTTATAAGCATTGTGAATATGTACTTCTCTACCATCTTCTGGCTTTATATTTTTGTAATCTTCGTACCACCTATCACCATAAACATGATAAGGATATTTAGATTTTGATTTTTCGATAATATCATTGGCAGTTTTAATAGCTCCATCCCACGTTGAATTCACTGTACGATCATCAAATACAAATATTTCTTTTTGAGAGTCAAAGAATATATGCGTTGCATAACATACATAAGTATCAGAAATTCTATTTTCTTTAAAATAAACTATTCTGAATAGTTGCGATTTTTCAAAGTTTAAATCTACTTTAAAAACAGATTCTTCTGAAATTTTCATTCCTAATAATTCACTCTTTGGAAATTCAATTTCCACATACCAGATTGAGTTTCTTTCAAAAGTTGCTTTTGCGCTTTTACAGTTCTTAAGAACAATATTTCCATTTCGCTCAATCATTTGTTGATATGTTGTATTTTTTTTAGACAAAAATAAATGTATCATTATCAAATCTCCTTAAAGTTTCTGAATATTTCAGTACGAATCAAACCAATTTCTGTATTGATAACTATGTCGTTTGATCCATATTCAATTTTTAAATTTTCAAATGATCCTTCTGTTTTTAATGTTGTATATTCGAAATATCCATTTTCATAAACAGTTTTCATATATGCATTTTCAGAATTTATTTCTATGTATTTAACAGCCAGTGCATTATCAATGCTACCAGGTTGATAATAATTGTATTTTTTAGCAAACGGTTGATATATTTTAAAACTGCGGTTATGAGTAAGTGAAATAATAGAAATCCAGCCAGTCTTTTCTGATGTGTTATAGAATTTATACGTAGGATATGACGGTTCGTAAAGATTTATAATTGATGTAATGTCAAATACCGAAATCTGCATAGGTCTAGAATATTTATCAATATATCTATATCCATCAACGGTAAATTTGATAGTGAAAGAAAACATAAATCCATGCCATCTTTCTGAAATGTTATATTCTATGTTTTTAACTTTCCAAAAATGATCTGGATCTTCATCAGGAAATTTTAACAAACCTTTCCCTCCCGCAAAATATTTTTTTATATCGTACAACCTTTCATTTGCTTCTTTTTTGTTTTTAACTACAAAATTACAAGCAACCTCAATCGTTTTATCTTTAAGAACACCAGTGTGACGGTACGATGTTGTACCGTCTCCCATTTCTGATGTTTCTACAATTTCTTCCGAAAAAGGGATAATTGGAGCACTAGTTATCTTCACCAAATTCATAATATTTTTGTAAATTGTATATGGTTGATTTTCAGGTGTGAATTGTAATGTATACATATTCTAAGCTACTCCTTTCCCTATATTTTTTAGCATGTCTCGAATTGACACAATTTCTTGTACAGTATCTGTAATAACATTTCCATCCAATTGCATAGGTTGTAGATTGATTGTTAAATCACAATTTCCAATTGCATTAATCATTCGATCCAATCTATTTGTGATTGCACTCAAATTTATATTACCTACGCTTCCAACGCTTCGTGATGTAGTTCCACCCATAATAGCTGTCGTGGCATTCGCAACAGATGCATACGGACTGATATCAGAATAAGTAGCAATTGCATCTGCACTCATTGGCATAATATCCGTGTCAACAACAGGTTTATCCGCATTAAATAAAGATTGTGGGAAATATTTTTTATTGTTATCACCTTCAACAACTTTTGTCTTTTTTATAGTTGTATGTGTAACCGTGATAGGATGACTGTCTGCATAACTTTGAGCCTTATCAATATTTGATTTAATATCTGAATAAGCTTTAGCGGAGCTTGTAACCATACCGTCTAAGTGATGTTGCAAAGATTTTTCCATCTTTCCACCCATTTTTCCAACAGCGGCCGATGTAGTTCCGTCATTCGCAAATGCATCCGCAATACCGGTAATCGAATTCTTAGATTCCTTTGCCATCTGTTCTCCGGCTTTTTTAATTGCAGGGTCAGTTCTTGCCATCATCTCTTGTACTGCTTCACCTACAGTTGATTGACCGCTTATAAATTTTTGAGCAATGTCAGGTGGAATCGCTTGCCCTTCCATTCCAGCGGATTTAACAGCTTGTGCTAATGTAATCAGCTTATTCATTGCATCAGTAGCTTCGGTGATACTTCCACAGTTTGCCAGGATTCCATTTGCTACATTCAAAGGAATAGATCCACCAATCATACCAGCTTCGTCAACAAGTTGATTCATATTCATTAAAGTAGCCATATAGTTAGCTGCTTCTACCGCATTTGCAGTACCGTTTGTAATTCCTTCTTGAATACCAAGTGGAATTTGAATACCTGATTGCGCTGCCTGTGCTGCAATATCAGTCAACTGTGCCTTCATAGTCGTTCCCATTTGTTCAAACGACTGTGTTTCTAAGTAGTTTGATTGAAGAATGGCTTGTGTCTGCGTTTCGTGCAATTTCGTATAAGAATCTGCTAAATCCGTACATAATGTATTAATTGATTCTTTCAATGCACTCGATTGATTCATATAATCTTGCATTGAAATATGGCCTGCTGCAAATTGTAAACTTAATTTCCTTAATGAATCCGTTGTAGTATTTATACTTTCCGTAAGCTCTGCATTCTTTAATTCCGCTTTTAATTGAGCAGCGGCATTTTTCTTTGCGATACTTGCCAACGCTTCTTGTTTTGCTTCTTCTTGAATCTGAGTGATTCTTTCTTTGATCGCATCAATACTTTCATAATGTGCATCTTTATTAAGATTTAGCTTGCCAGTATTCTCATCAATTTCTACTCCTAAATCAGGATAAAGTTGATTTAACTCTCTAACCGCTTCTGCAAGCATAGTCTTTTGTGTAGCATTTAAAGATTCTTTTGCGTTAAGATCTTCAATTGTTTTCATCAAATGACTTGCAGTTTTGTTATTTTGCGTATACTGAGTTACAATTTCACCCATGCTTGTCTTAGTTTTTGACATTGACTTTGCATACTGCTCATAACTATCAATAACTTTTAACGTAACTGCATAGTCTGTATCTTTATATGCAAGCTCTTTATTTGCAGTTTCCATTGTTTCCTTACGCTTTTTATCGGCCCAAACAACAGCACCTGCAAAAGCACCAAGTGCGACTGTAACAGCAGTAATTGCTGGATGTGTTAACACAAAACCTTTTCCTAACGAAATGATAGAAGTATTTGCTAAATCTCCTGCTTTTGCAGCATCCCCAAATCCATCAGCTACCTTTTGTAAACTTGGATGGGCTTTAGTAAAGAATTTAACAGCACCTTGCATAGATCCAGATACTTTGCTTACACCTTTTGCAGTTGGATAAGCGGCTGCCGTCAACAATAACATCTTTGCGATTGTCTGTTGCGTTCCTTCATCTAAATTAGAGAATGCGTTAGCTGCCTTTTTTACTATCTTTAATAGATCTGTTAATGTAGGTGCAAATGCTTGACCTAATTCATCACCAGCTTGTTTAATTGCTTCCCATGTTTGAGATAATTGAGATTTTAATGTCGCATAACGTTTCTCTGCTTCGTTTGCCATTGCAGTGTTACTATTCCATGCATTTTTAGAAACATTTAATGCGTTTGCCAATACATCCGAACTTTGGGCCAAAGCACCCATTGACTGTGCTTGTTTAATTTCTGTAATGCCTAAATCATTAAGAGTTTTTGTAATATCACTTGATTTACCAATACCTTGAACAAACTTTAAGAATGTTCCCGCTGCATCTTCTCCCCAAGCCTTTTGGAATTGTTGAGAAGTCATACCAGACACTTCTGCAAACTTTGATAGATTTTCATCTCCTGTAGAAACTGCTAAATCAATTTTCTTTAACATTTTAGAAACGGAACTACCACCAGCGGCCGCTTCAATACCTAATGAAGACAATGCAGTAGATAATCCTAATACTTGGTTCGAATTCAAACCAACCATTTTTCCTGCAACACCTAACCTAGTAGCCATATCCATAATATCCGATTCAGTAGTAGAGAACTTATTTCCCAAATCTACGATTGTAGAACCTAAACGAGAATAATATGTATTCGTCTTTTTAGACTGCGAAACCATTACATTTGAGAACTTGGCAATACTTTGTGCTGCTTCTTCACCAACAAGATTTGTAGTATCACCCAATTCTGTAATAGTTTTAGTAAATCCAACAATAGAATCTGTAGGGATACCCATCTGTCCAGCAAGTTCAGCATAATGAGCAATATCTTGATAAGTACTCGATGTTGTCTGTGCTAAATTCTTTAATCCATCATCAATTTTAGACAACTGTTGAGGTGTTCCATCAACTGTTTTTGTAACACCAGTCCACGCATCCTCAAACTCAATAGCCGTCTTAGTAGCGGCTGCAATGCCTGCAAAAGATAACATAGACAATGGTTTTACTGTGTTCGCAAACTGTTCTGATTTTGAGCTTACTTTTCCTAACGTATCATACAGTCTTAGCAAAGTTTCATTGCTTGAAATGAATTCATTTGACATACCGGCCAATTCATTCTTAAGCCCTAAAGCACCTGCTTTTAATCCTAGATATGTACGTTGAGAATCTTCATACGTACTGCCTAAATCAACCAATGATTTTTTCTGCTCAGCAATACCAGAAGTACAATCATCCATTGCTTCTTTTAAAGTGACATTTCGTGAAGCTAATCTTTGGATAGCATTTTCACCTTGTTCTGCCGAACGTGTACCATTTGATATTGCTTCTTTCCATGCACTTATTTGTTTGTTGTTGTCTGCATATTCTTTATTCAAAGAATTAAATGTATGATTGTAATTATCAATAGACTTTGAAGCAGCATCAACAGCACTTGCCCACTGCTTCTGTGTCTTTGGATAATTCATTAGTTTCTTGTTATAGACTTCTAATTGCTTAGTTGTGCTTTGAATCTTATCTTTTAACAGATTTTGATATGTCGCAAATGACTGAAAATCTCCTTTGTTGAATTTCATAGAAGATTTCAGTTTTGACATTGTTTTATCTAATCCTGCTGTTTCGGATTTTATTTTATTGATTGCTTTTTGAAATCCTGTAGTATCTCCATCAATTTTTACGGAGATACCTCTTACTTGACTGTAACCTGACAATTTTAGTACCTCCTAAAATCTGTCAAAGTCGCTTTGGACTGCTTTACGAATACGAATTTTGTTTTTTGAATTATTTACTTTGGACTGCATATTTCCACGTGCAATAATCAAATCAAACAATCTTCCTATGCCCATATTTTCTATTTCATCTATTTTTAATCCTAAGTTTAATCCACCTAATACTAAATCAGTGTAGCTTACACTTCTTTTTTTTTATCATCTGAAGTCACTTCATCTGATTCATTTTGTACAGTTGCTTTATTCGCGTTGATAATTTGTTCTAAAATAATAACTCCACTCATTACATATGTTTCATAATTTTCAATTTCATCCACAAAATCTTGGAACGCTTTTGTTTCTTTTCCATGATATGTGTCATATGTCTTGATACATGCCCAAACTAATCTTTCAAAAAATAAAGATCCGTTTGCTTGTAATAAAGTGAAATAAGGATCTCGATCAGGATTTCCTTCACGAACATTTTTTTCGATAGCTTCACCAAATTTGATTTGTACTTCCTGGATATCCACTAACAAATCTCTATTGAAACAATCTCTATAAATGCTAGCCGTTTTGCCTTTATACAATAAATTATATTTTTTACCATCAATACTTAATGTCTGTTCCATATAACCTCACAAAGAGGGGGTTGCCCCTCTTATAATGTGCTCACTTTCTTGCCATCATCACTTGGTACAACTACCGGTGTACCGGCTTTCTGGCTCATTTCACTAGCTTTTGGACTAGGTAATGTTGGAGCAGTTGAAAAGAAATTCTCGTAATTTGTATCACCTTTACGGCATTTTGACTTTACCCATTGATGATCATCTTTCTCAACAGGAATAGCTGTAATATCCATTGATGTTGTTTTTGGATCAGTACTTTCTTCTTTTGTTTCACCTTCTACATTTGGTCGTGCAAATACAACCTTATAGAAGATATGTTTTGTAGCACTCACATCACCTTCAAATTGGAACATTAGAGCAACATTGTTAGGTAATACGTTTGCATCTTCGGCTAAGTTTCCTTCTTCTGTTGTCACTACATTAAAAATCATTTTTTCAATTTCTTCAGGAATTTCAGACATTTCCAAACTACCTGAATATCCATTGTTTGTGTTTGTTGCGAAATACGCAGTATTATCTGCATAATATGTATTTGTATCTCCTTCCGGGTCTAGTGTTAATGATTTAGCACCTTTCCATGCAGTAGGCGTACCATATGTAATTGATCCTGCATCTTCCGTAATAGAACATACATGAACATTTTTTAGACCGAATCGTACTTTGTTTTTATCTGCCATAGTTTTTATCCTTTCAAATATTTTTCGATTAAACTTGGCAGTTCTTTGATTGCGTTTGTTTCTCCATCTTTCCAGTGCTTAAACGCACGTGTACGTCTAGGAGAATTCCATAAATTATGTCCGTTTTCTAGTAAATGAGTTAATGAGTATTCATGGCCACTCGCATAAATAACACCGCGTGTATGAGCTAATTCACGTTCTATCTTATATGTTATAGATCTTTTATATTTGCCTTTTCTGCGCGTGTTTCTATGGTCTACGTTGGCCTTAGCTTTAATAATATCTTTAGAATCTTTTGTAGTTTCTTCTACTGCTCTATCAATCTGCGCCAAAGAATGCTCTTTATATTCTTGAATCATCTTTCTGATTTCAGGCCCAAGCTGCGACATATCGCAATATACATCATTGACGGCCAACTAATGTCACCGTCCATTCTGTACAGTGTACTTTTTGAGCTTTTATATCTTCATCTGTGATAGTTTGGTATGGTATTTCTAATTCATCGAACATGTCTTCGATTTTAGCTTCTAATTCAAAATCTTTTTGATCAGTCACTAATCTATATATGTAAGTCCCAATCTTACAATACGTTCTATTGTCTGCAAAGTAATTATTTGTATAATCCAATGCATAATTCCCATAGGGGGTATGGGGTTTTGATTTGAAACTGCCATATACAAATTGTCCTTCACCTAAAAGTTCAGTGAATTTAGCTACAATCTGTTGTCTTACTGTTTCCATTCTCCAGCATCCTGTTGAACATATAATTCAATCGTATCTCCGGATGGGAATGTACGATAAACCGCATACTTTTTGTCGTTGTATTTCACTGTTGTCTCATCATTGTAATCAATGCTTGGAATAACAAGCTTATACGCTAACTGTATGCCTGCCTGGTAGGCTTCATTAAATTCTTTTGAATAAATTCCACCAACTCGGCAAAATACTTCCTTCTCCGTTTCATTAACATGTTCCACACCATCTTCATCAACATATCTTTCTTTTTCAATCAGATATGCCACATCATAATAAAGATTATTCTCACGAGTATATTCATATGCCATACTATGTCACCTTCTTGTGGGATTTATCTGTCATAAGAATCTGACGTAAATCCTCATATGTTTTGGCCATTGATTCTTTATATGAAGCATCCGTTGTACCAAATTTTGACTTTACATATGTTATTACCGCTACTACAATTTCATCTTCTAAATCATCCTCATCAAATAAGATATTTAATCTATCCAAATCGTATAAACATGCATTGATATACGTTTTGATTTCATCATCATATGCGCGCGATTTAGCTCTTGTAGCAGCAGTTCTAACACGTTCTAGAAGGCTTTCAGAAATGTTGAACGCCATTATCTATCACCTAAGCTTTCTTCGCACTGCTTTTTCGAGTGGTTTTCTTAGGCTCATCATCTAATACAATGGGTTCATCCTCATTTAATGATTGTGTTCCTGTTTGACTTTCATCTTTTGTAACATCTCCATTGCTTAAGCTACTTTTTTTTTTAACAAGAAGATGTATTGAGGATCTAATACTTTACCATCATTGATAACCAATGCTTGAGTTACTTCCTGATTATTTTCATAATCCCAGTACTTCTTAACACCAAACTGCATGTTTGAATTGATCGCATAGGCTTCTTTTCCTACCCAATACATTCCGAAATAATCACCGTTTTGTGCTTCATTAAAATCTTTAAACGTATCATTTTCAACGAAATTAACAATTCTAGCTGCGAATGTAGCACGTTCTGCACCATCAATAGGATTAAATGTTTCTGCATAAACAGGACGATTATTTTGATCAGCCAATGTTTTAATGTTTGCTTCATACGTTGCAGGAGTCATAACGAATTCTGGTTTTAATTTACGCATTGACAATGGAATCTTCGCAAAGAATTTTGTTTGCCATGATTTCCAATCTTTCATTTCTTCCTCAGTGAATTCAATAATGTGATCTGTTTTAATACGTCCACTTACTTTATTAGCTTCTGTTAAAATGCCTTCACACTCATTGTTTTCAGATTGACCTGTTAAAATTTCACGATCCATAGCTTCTAAATAAGCTTCTACAATGACTTCTGCTAATTTAGTTTCGAATGCAGTTACCGTCAATACTGTTTGAAGCAAGGTGCGTGCTAAACGAATTTCACCAATCAAATATCCAAATTGTACAAATTCTGTAACAGAACCGGCTTTTTGACGATCAGACACTGTTGTTTCTGTGATACGTTTAAATGTAGCCTTAAATGAACCGATAGGATATTTAACACCACCACGGAAATTAGTATGTAATACCGCATTGTATAAGTAACCACGTGATTTACTTAATTCAGTCATTACTTTCTGAACAATTGTTTCAGGAATTAAAATACCTAGATCAGCTGCTACGCCTGCTTCTGCGCTACGTTGTCTTAAGATTTCTGACTGTTTTCCTTTTTGAACGAATTCCATGAATGCACTACGATATTCCATATCGTCTTCCATTCCTTTTTTACGTTCTGGCAATCCTTTTGGCATTGTTGGATGTCCTTTACTACGAGCTTGTTCCTGTTGTGCAACAAAAGTTTCTTCTTCATCTTCAATAGATTTTGCCATAGTATCTAAGAACGCTTGACGTTGTGCAGCCTGGCCTTGTAACTCTTTGTCACGCTTTTGTAAGATATCAAATTCCGCCTGTAACATTTCCAAGTTTGTATTAGGATCGTTTTTGTTGACCTCATCTTGAATTTCTTTAAATCTTTTTTGAATCTGTTCGTGATTCATTGCATTGAATGCTGCTAGTTGTTGCTCTGTAAACATTAATTAATAGCCTCCTTAATCTGCAACAACAAACTCAGTCTTTCTCGTTTCTTTTCATTATCTTTTTTAACCCGTTCTTCATCCATTAAAGACTTTGCCCTTGCTTCAATAGACGTTTGATCATTTGCAGGAATCGACACTGCCGAAACATCATAAATTTTTGATACTTTACGTGTTGTCCACATCTTTTTATCTCTATCATATGATTCCTCATCCACCATGTAGCGCCATGACATCTGAGTAACCATTCCTGCCTGAATACTGTCGTACAAACGTTTTGCAGCTTCTGTTCTTCCTAAATCTGCTGCAACAAACAATCCATGTTCATCTACTTCAACAATAAGTGAACCATTGCTTGTACGTGCATATACCATTCCTCCATGATCAAATTGGAAGATGATATCACTCATATCAGCGTTGTCCAAACTTGAACGCTCTATCAACTCATATACATCATTACCTTCGTAATCTCGATAAAGCACATAAGGCTTGAATGTAGTAGCATATCCTTCAACATAGTACTGAGTATCAATCCGTTTATTTTCCGTCACCGGGTTCATTTGGAACGGAATCGAGCGCATTTGGATTTTGCTGTGGTTCGGTTTCGCCATTGTAACTAATTCCTCCTTGATTTGATTTAGTTACCTGGATGTATTCACCTCGAATAAAACGTTTCTTACCTTCATCATCAGGTAAAGGCGCTTTGTTCATAATATTTAATGCCCCATTCGTATCAATCATTCCTCTATCGAACATTTGAGTCGCAACATTCAGTTTTGTCTGTGTTGAATCATACTGTAAACGATCGCTTGTAAGAATGATTTCACTACCATTCATAATCTGATTTACGGAATATAGCATTCCACTCAACACTTCTCCAACTTCAATAAAGAATGGTTCAATAATTGATTCATAAAATGCATTCCATTCATCAGGTTTATATTTATTTTGTAAAATAGCTTCACTAATCCCAAAATAGCTGTATACACTATTTTCAATTGCCTGCTTCTGCTTGGCATCCACTAACAGTGGTTTACTTTCAATCGGTTTTACTTCATCAAAACGATTGTCGATAAGAAATACACCCGTCTCATTTTTGTTCAGGTTATTTCTTAAGAGTAAGTTCTGTTGCTCTTTATAGTCTTCATCATCATCAATTGGTGTTGAGATTTTAGCTAAGAATCGAACAATAGAACTCGACTTGATCGCATTGATTGCTCCTTCTTCCTGAGCAAGCATCAATTTAGCTGTTGTATCAAATGCATCATTAACATCACCAAAGTAATCATTTTTATACTGCATTTGCCTTAGATGTCCTACTTTACTGTATTCAATCAATTTTGTTTCGCCATAGATGAAATTAAAATAAATATAAACTACACCATTGATTTCTTTTAACTGACACTGACTTGGAACAGCAGGCCATAATCCTTTTATCATTCCATATTCATCTTCAATTGGAATAATGAAAGCATTGTTTTCTGCAAAATATATGGTTGCTAGCCTTTTGTAAAATTGACTAGCTGTCATATAAGGATTTGGCTTTTTCTTAACCAAATAGTTATATATCTTGCTTTTGTAGTCTTTGTTTGTCAGTTCAGGTGAAGCTTTTCCACATGATGTGGCAATTCGATTGATACATGCTCTGCAAAGTCCAATCTCATATATTCCACCATCATATGATGAATACACTGGTGAATATCCACCTAAGCTTGCAAACATTGAGTGTAATTGATTTTGTTTAGGTGCTGGCTTATTTAGTCCTAATAGACTTCCTAGCAAACCAAATCTTTTTCTTCTGCTTTTAGCCACTAATTCACCTTCCTTTTCTTGTTTTCAAGGCGGTATTTAAATGTATCCCACCATTTTTGTCTTACTGTATATGCATCAATAACAGATGCATATCCGTCAATATGTTTTCTTGGATCAGTTTTAATCATGCGAACACGATTGTCCTCCGCAACTTTCTTTAATGCCACACTAGACATATGTGCTTGTAAAAGTCCATTCGTTCCTGTATGAACAAATCCGTCTCTTACATATCCTGTAAATTCATTAATAACCGGTGTAAGGTTAGTTCCCTGAATGACATCATCCATCTTGTATCCGTATTTCTTCATATCATCCACAAGATACTGAGCTGAATAACGGTCATATCCAACGACTACACAATAAATCTTGTATTTCTTACGCAACATTTCAAACCACTGCGTTACATCTTCATACCGTACAAAGTTTTCCCCACTTGGGCTTAAATATCCCAATTGAATAAACTTTGTATATGGTATTTTGTCTCTTTCTTCTAGCTCCTTGATTTTTAATGTTGGAAGCCAAAAATGAGTAAATATGTAGTCCTGCTCTTGAATTCGTATAACTACAGATGCGGCTGTTAAATCGGTTGTTTGTGACAAGTCAATTCCACCAACTGCATATGTATGTGCAAAATCTTCAAATCTAAGTTCTTCACCTTTAACTTTGTTAATATCTTCCGCACTAAATAACGCTTCCGTTGAATTCTGTTTGATATTCGCATATTTTGTTATGAATTCAGCCTTATATGTAGGTGAGCTATGGGCCTTTAAAATTTCATTCTGCAAATATTCATAAGAAACTGATATTCCAAGGTTTGGCATTGCCTTCCTCAATTCAATAGGATCATCCCATTTTTGAATATCATCAATCATGTAAAAGAAAGGCAACATTTGTTTTTCATCAGACGTACCAAGTAAAACAGATGTTCCACGAACAAATAGTTCATCATATAATCCTTCATCAATATAGTTTGCGGTACTTACAGGAATATAAAGTGGATCAGGTCTTGCCCCACCTGCCGACAACATAACGTTGTACATTTTCATACCCGCTTCACCTTCCCAGGCTGCAAACTCATCAAAGATTGTCAAATATGGGTTGAATCCGTCTGACTTCTTAGATGCAAAGGCAATTGGTTCCCATCTACAGTTGTTCTGTTTCATGTAGATATCTGTTCTACGTTTTTTTACTCTTTGACTCAACGCTTTAGAGTGTTCCATCATTTGATACAGAACGTTGTAAATGATCTGCGCTTGTTTTAACTTTGGCGCTATATTGTATATTTGCATACCTGCTTCATCAGATGTAAATCCAACATCAAGTTCAATGCCTGCACAAAGAAATGATTTTCCTTGTTTTCGACCCATGACCGTTGGTATTTCACGAAACTGCCTTTTTCCATTCTTATCAACAAGTCCGAATATGCATGCAATATAGTATTTTTGCCAAGGCTCTAGTTTCACTCTTGTCGTTTTTCCTTCTACGTGATGGCAAAACGTTTCAATAAACGCTATATGCATTTCTGCTTTTTTCTCATCATAGAAGAAATCTCCATTTGCTAAACCTCTTTCAACATATTGAAGATTAAGCTTTATCCACTTACCGACTACATCTTCACCCGATTTAATACGTTCTTTATAAATGTCTAGATATTTCATTTAAATCTGCTCATGAACTCATCCAATTCATCACCTTTTTTCCCGGATACTTCTGTTGTTTTTGAAAGTGAAGTAGGTGACAAGCCAAGTTCTTTGCAGTACTTCATGATCTGATCACGTAATTGAACGGTAATAATGTAATATGGTGAGCGTGATAAATTCGTTGCACCAGCCTTGTTCGTGTATTCAACAACCATCTGTAATGTTTTGAAACCATTTGCTTTACTTGAATCTCTCCATTGTTTCATTGTTGAATCGTATTGAGCTAGAGCATCTGCGAGTGAATCAATCGCAACCGAATATTCAGGGGAATATGTACCTAAATTTTCTAGTTGAGAATTTATTCTTTTTTTCCATGCTCCTTTTTGCATTCATCATCCTCCCTTCCACATCCTATAAGCATTCCATTTTCATCAAACTCAAAAGATGGTTTGCGTTGAGAATGTTCTTCTGCATGGCATAAGTCACACAACGCTTCCAAATTAGAATCACCAAATAGAATGTGTATATCTCTATAGTTATCCTGGTCAATGTGTATTTTGTGATGTACACAAGTCGACCTGGTATAGATACCTTTTTTTAAACACCTTTCACAAAGCGGATGCGCCTTTCTATACGCTTTACTTTTCTTTTCCCAAGCCTTGCTTGAGTAGAATTTTCTAGCATAATTTCTAGCTCCCATTTTCGTTGCTTCTGAACCATAATATTTTTTCATATCGCTACATTCAAAGTTTTAGTTAACAGATTTAAAGGACGACAATATGAACAGTAAACCCTTTGAATGCAGTGATATGAAAAAGACCAATGTTTCCACAGGTCTTTTTCACAACGGGCGCAATATGAAACAATCCAAGAACTACCTTGTTTGTCCTAGAAGATGTTTTCCAATCTTCACAACTACAGAATATCACGGTTTTTCTTTGTACACTGTACAAAATGAAGAAATTCAGATTTTACCCCCTCTCGTGCGCGCATGACCGAGTTTTTTTAAACTCCCCACGCCGTTCCCCAAAACGCAAAAAACTCCCGAAAGATAGGGGGGTATCTGCTGATCTGATCCATGCCCAGGGCGCTTTCAGGGTTCAAAATTTGAATCATGCAGCTACTATTTCATCGCACCGCCAACGGCTTCAGTCATATGATTGTCATATATTTATTATTATGTTGAAACATCTTTCAACAAGCGTTGTTGTAAGCGTTGTTACATAGCATAACCATGACTACATTAATAGAACACGCGCGCACGTTCTTATATATGCAATAAGTCTTGTATCACTCCAATGCATTGGATCATGCGCACCCGTTCCATATGTTTAAGTGTGCTACTTGTCTTCCTGGATCTGGTGCAAACCACACAAAAAAAAGGACGCTCACAACGTCCATACATGTATATAATACTGGTCTGATAACTATATCTTATAAGACTAGAACCGAACACGCTTAAAAGCCTTTTAAATAGGTACTTGCAAGCATGTTTGAAAAGATAAAAGCTTTTTAAAAAAATGAGCGTAAAAAAATAAGTTTAGACATAAAAAAAGGGCGCTTACTCATAAACATAAAAGTCAATGAATAGCGTCACTAAATAAGCAAATAAATTATAGCGTCGTTTGTTTAAATAATCAAGTCTAGGGGTGTAAACATAGAAGAAAAAAGACACGCAAAAATTGAACGTGTCTAGTCTTTATTTTCTTGTATATCATTTATATTTAATTCAATTATTTTTTCTTTTGTTGCCTTGTCGATTATATTTATTTCCAACCCCATCCAATCGCATAACTTTATAAACTCACCTAAATTTATTCTATTGTTTGAAATCGTATTACTTAACGATTGACGTGTACGGTTTATATGTTTTGCGTATTCTATTTGTGTTTTGTTTCGCATCGTGAACAAAGCTTTTAGTTTCTCTTTTAACATTTTTTTGCCGTCCTTTCTTCATATGTATATTATCATATTTACTTTGTAAATTCAAATTATAACGTTGTAAATAAAAAAATATTACATTTTATTATTGACAACGTAACATTTATGATGTACATTGTAAATGTCTTAAGAGACAAGCCACACGAAAGGAGGTGCAAACGTGGCAAAGTATAAACGTAGCAAACCGATGAAACGCCGCGATAGAAAAAAGCGCGAAAAAAAAGAGCGCATGATTTCGTACCTATCCAAAACGTTCGAAATTATATACACGCTCTTAATCGGTGAAGCCCTCAAGCTTCTTGCTAAATATCTAAGTGACTTATTTTAGTCACTTAGGTACTTATATTATACCACGTTTTAAAATATGGAACTACTAAAAATAGCGTTATTACTATCGTTAGCATTTAATGCATATCTTTTAAAGAAAATGATTGAAAAGTAAGGAGGTAAAGATTATGTGTGAAATGAAAGCTTATATTACAAATTTAGGTAAATACAATGAGGGTTGTTTAGTTGGTAAATGGATTGATTTTCCTATCGATGAGGATGATTTTACAAGCGAACTTGAAAGCATTGGAGTGGAAGAAAACACAATGTATGAAGAATGGTTTGTGACTGATTATGATTGTTCATCATTCGATATGTATGATGCATTCGGTGAGTATCCAAGTATTGACGATATTAATGAAGTGGCTGAAGCATTAGAAGATAATGAAAGTGAATTCACTGCATTAATGGAAGTATGCAGCTATACGGATGCATTAAGATACTTAGAAAGTGAAAACTATACTTTTTACGAGGGAATGACATTGGAAGATGTGGCTTATGAAATTGTAGAAGAATGTTATGAACTCCCAGAAATTGCGCAAAGATATTTTGACTATACAGCGTTTGCGCGTGATCTTGGATTCGATGGCTACACTGAAACTTCAAGCGGAGTTATTTGTTTATGTTAACCCGCAAAGATCTTGACAATATGAGCGCCGTCCAGGTGCTCATACTTGCATTGGTGCAAGTATTCAAATATTTATCTTATTTCATCACAATAAATTTATTTATATTTATTTTTGCGTGTATCTGTTATTCATTTTAGGAGGATAAACAATGGAGCTTTTAGAAATTAAATTATTACATAAATACGCAAGAATAAGATCATATATGAATGATCTTATTTCAGGTAATTACATTATTTATGATTTTCTTTATGAATGTTTAGTGGATCATATTGAATCTTTTATTTTTGATCTTACTTATATAGAAAGTGAAAAAGTTATACGCGTTTATTATGATCAACTTTTAATCGATTCTAAACAAGTAAGTAACAAACTTTATACACTTGTTATAACTATTTTTGAAGATAATGAATGGAGGTTTTAAAAATGAATAACAACGAATATATTGAACTAGTAGAAAAAAAGCTGGATCAGATAAACGCTTCTAGCTGCAAACCTTTTTCAATAAATAAACATTTAAATGGTTTGTATGATCTTAGTTATGATTTGGATGTCATCGCCTGGATGCTAAAGCCGCGTGAACTTTGGCAGCTTGTAAATACTTTATGCATTTTAAATATTTTAGGAGGGCTCAAAAATGACAATATGGAAGCGTGAACGAAACCATTTTAATTATTATGTTACAAATGAGCGAAAACAACCTCACATTTATGTTGAAGCGTTAGGAACTCCAAGCGCTTCAACTGAAAAAGTTTTAAAAGATCATGGCTTTAAGTTTGATCATAATAAATGCATGTATGCAGCAGCTCAAACAAATGAATTAAGATTGTTCGTTGCACATGATCTTGACAGAATTTTCAACTATGATATTCAATTATTTTATAATACAGAAGCAAAAAAAGAGTTATGTACTCCAGACATTCAAGAAATAAAAGATATCTGTTATTTCTTCAAGGTCTACAAATGTTATATTGATATCTTAAATAAGGATCTTTTTAAGATCTGTAAGCCTGGATCAAAAAGCTTGCTTGCAACTTATAATACTAATTCAAAAACGATTGACATTTTTTGTAGAAACAAATTGCAAGAAAGTTATATATACAGCAATGGTAAAATCGTAAAAATGAGCGTTGAAAAAGCTGCACCAAAAAAGAAAAAGAAAAAAACTATACTTACTGAACAACAAAAAATCAATAAAATGCTGGAAGAGTTTCCATTTTAGGAGGTAAAGAAAATGAAAAAAACTGTTAACGACATTAAAAATTTATGTAATTTATTGCAATATATGAGCCGTGAACCCGGCTTATTCAGTAATGGATATATCAGATATATATCAATCGGAAGATATGCGAAATATGTTGATTTGCATTTTATGAACGGATCTATTTACAATTTTGATTCATATACAAAAGCTTTTCTATATGATCAGCTTTTAAGATATGCAAAAAACCATCTGGAAAAATGGGATCAAAAAGAAAAAAGCAAACGCGAAAAAAATCGCTTCAATCACGCAAAAAGAGAAATTGAAAAAATTGAAAAGGACTTGTAAAAGTCCTTTTTTTAATGTCTTCTAATTTCTTTTTGAATCAGCTTTTTTTTGACTGGATTCGATGCGAAAAAATTCATAAAAAGTTTAGTTTTAAACTCATATTCTTTTTGATCCATTTCTTTTATATCCAAAACTCTTTTAAATATCACTATCGCTATAAAGTTCGCAAACAAGTTTGCATCTTTTTCTATTTCCTGATTCTCATAGTGTTTGCTGCTTGAATCCCTATAACTTTCAAGTTCCTTTTTCCATATAGAAATACTTCTTTCATCCATAGAAAACACTTTTTGATTCTTCTTATATACACATGCATATTGGTATAAATGTCTTATTTCATGTGCAAGATATATATAAACTAAACTACTATCTATGGATGTATTCAGGTTTACACAAATTACATTTTCTTTTGGGTATGATGTGCATATGCTTGTATCTTTTACTTGAAAAAGTTCTTTATTGACTTGTTTATGTTTAAGATCATAAACCTTATCATTTGCTTTAAAGTAAACTTTTGGAATCTTTATATTTAATAGTGTGCATAGAAAACTTACATAATCATTCATGCATCCATTATATCTGAAAAACTTTATTTTGAAAAACTTATTTATCTAGGATCATAAAAACTTTTTCTAATTGTTCTTGAGACGTTGGAAAAAACTTTTGAGATTCTTTTTCATGCTTGCATAGAATCGAACCGTCAAAAAACTTTTCCAGCAACTGAGAAAACTTTTCTTTCTTCACATAATAAACATAATTCACAGGCACATCTTCATCATCATGCGCATTGTATTCAAAAACTTTTTCAACAAACTTAGAACAAATAACACCAATCTGTACATTATCATACTTCACAAAAACTTCTTTGTAAGGAAACTTATTTTCATCCATTTCATCACTCCTAAAAAACTTTCTACATATCAAACAATACTCTTAAAAACTTTGTATATTCTTCATCTGAATTTAGATAAAACTTATTGCAGCCATTCATTACGTCTTCATAGTTTAAGCAATCAATTTCATTATCTAAAAACTTTCTATATAAACTTTTGAATTGCGGTTCACAAATATAATGCTTAATAACGAGTATACCATTCTTATCATAATTACACCTATAAAACTTTTCATCTGCCATATAAACACATACAACACGATCTCCGTATTGTACAAATAAACTTTGTGTATTATTGATCATAAACAGCTTATTAAGCTCATCACCTATATTTATATGTTTTTCTGTTAAAAACTTTGGTAATTTGTGTTTCATTTTCTTTGCTCCTTAAACTTTTCTAATAAACTTATTTCTGTATAATTATCGTGGAGGATAACAAAATGACAGAAAATGAAAAAAGTAATGATGGTGTTCAATCTAGAACTAAAGGCACAGTCAAGAAAGAAATACCATCAGAAGGTGGAAAATAACCTCCATAGTCACTATCGTTGTTCGATGGTGACTATTTTCATTTCATCATTAATAAAAACTTTTGCTCCTGGCAATGCACAAGCTTCCGAAAAACTTTTCTCAGATACACTTTTTCTTGGTGCTATAGTAAATTCACCAGTTCTTTCTGAATGCATTTCAATATATCCACACGCAATAAAACTTCCTTCTCTAGTATAGAAATATCCAATTGTCATGTTATCACTTTCAAAAACATCTTCCTGAATAGTTCCAAAAGTCATTTCAGATAATCCTTTGCCTTTTCTAATCAAATTAACTAATGTTCTAAAAAGCTTAATAACATGAGCATGTACAGTAAACGAACTTATTAATGTTAATAAAAATGTAATCAAAACACTTTTATAAATATTCCATTTCAAATAATCACTAAAGAAGAAGCAAACAAGAATATTAAACAAGGATAAGATCATCAAATACAATCTTTCTTTATCTGCTCGATCTTGTTCTTCAATCACATTTGTGCATGTTAAAACGTAATAATTTAAATATCCACATCCACCAGCTGCAACAAACGCTAGTAAAACATCTTTTATGAAATCTTCCACAATATCACTCCTATTTATCTGCAATCGTTTCTACAAAACAATTATAATAAATATATCTTTTCCCATCATAATCAAATTTTACAGCTCCACTTGTCAATGATTTAATATCAATTCTACCTTCATAGCTAGCTATAATTTTCCCATCTGCTGAATACACATTGATTATTCTATTCAATCCACCATTCAAATCTGATTTTACATCAGTACCCCAACGATCCACAGATGCACATCCAAATAATGAAATGCCAATCATTCCACCCATTAATAATTTGTATATTTTATTCATTTTATTCCTCTTTTCTTTGAAAATCCTATAAAGCACACATTTATTCAAATTCAACAAACCTTGTATCTTTCACTTTCCCGCATTTCAAACACACAAGATACTGAGTCTCACCGCTGATACAATGAAACATCTCATTCTTTACACACCAAGTAAATTCATGCTTACAGAATAATCTTTTAAAAAACCATTTAATTTTGTTTATCATCTGAACTTCTTTCTATGTCCGATAACTATATATTATCAGACTAACTACAAACCTTTTAAAAGCCTAGTAAATAGGCTACTTTGTAACACTTTTATAAAATAAAAACTTTATGAATTTTTCAACCACGTTTTATGCAATTAATCTCATCTTATTTCACCTGTTTCAATCAACTTTGCCGCTTGGAAAATTCCTGCCTTAAACAAATCCATTTTTGCATATCTTGTTGCATACATTCTTAATCCTTTAACAATAGTATCAATCGAGATTTCTTTGTCTTTCTTTTCAAGAATGTATTCAATAGCATCATCACATTTTCCAACCTTATTTGCCATAACAACAACATAGCCTTCATCTAATGTTTCTTGCAATTCTTCAAAACTTTTCCCATCAAAAATGTATGATCTGATTACTTTCTGCATTGTTCATCCTCACTTATTTATTCAAATCTCCATATAATTAATAACACCTGGTTATTGGAATTAAAGTAGTTATTCTTCCATTGTAGACAGGTATCAACGTAGTGCTGCAATGTGATGATGTATTAGACGATGTATTATTTGAGTCATCAGAAACAACAGCTGCACACAACACAATTAAAACAATTGTAGTAATAAGCGTACCAAACAATATTATTTCACATATATAATCTCCAATCCATTCACCTATTCTTTTTAACATATCAATCATTTGCTTAAATCTCCCATAACGAGCTTTTTAAGCTCTTTTTTCATTGCGTAATACATTTTCATTCTGCTACAGAACTTTTCTCCTGAAATCTTCTCAAACGACTCTCCATTGATATAATGACGTTTCATATATAAACGAATATCATCATTTGGAATAAGATCAATAATTGTTTCAACTTCTCTCATCTTCCCTAAAATGATATTCTTATCATCTTCAAGCACTTTTTCTTTTGAAATAAACTTTACCAGAACATCATTTGTAATATCCTTATTTTTCTTTGAATCCAGTCTCTGCTCAAATGATGGAGATTTTGGATCTGAAAATTCTTTTTTTCGAACCTCCAAATCCTTTAAAATTCCATCCAACGATTTAAACTTTCTTTCATAGATTTTGAACATTTCAAGCTTTTTAATTAATGCATCCACTTGAACATCTACATATTCTTCATAATCCGTTTTACTCATCTTCTCTCCTATGCAATTTCTTCAATTTCCTCAATGCTGCATGATGGATGTTTCATATAGAACTTATACATTGCCATGCTTTTCGATTCCTCCTGGACTTCCATCACACAAATATTATTGTCTTTGATATATTTAATTCTGTATTTCTTTAACACCTTTATATCCTAACCTTTCTAATTCTTTTTTTCTTTCTTCATTTTCTTTTGTTTTCAACCATGTACATCCTTCTACAAACCAATCATCTCCATATATGTCAAAAATCAGTTTCATAGTATAATAGTAAACATCTTCATCGCATAAGTGATCTACAATAAAAGCTAATTCTTCTCTTGGTATTAATTTCATTTTGTTTCCTCAAATCCATCATACAAATATTCTTTATTCACCTTATTTTTTAAATCCATAATTTCCATTTTTTGTGCTGCAATCATATTTTCTAAACTTGTAATCTGTGATACCATTGCACAACTACATACAATCAATCCGCATATAGCACCTAACATCAATCCTATTGTAAACCACATATTAGAAACCACTTTCCAACGGATTACCTGATGGTGCGTTCAATCCATATAATGTTGCATATACAATAACTGCATATACAACATAAAGTACTGTACAAGTAATAATAAGATCCAGGTTCTTAATAATTGATTTTTTAATTCTATTCATCATCATTTAAATATTCAAACTCTTTCATTAACTCATCCTTCGTCCGCTTAAATTCTGATTCGATTTGTTTCTGTACATCAATCTTAGTTTGTTTAAACCATTTCTTTTTGAATTTCCTGACTGTATCGCGATATCTTTCTTCACTACTATCACACGATTGCCACCACTCTAAATCATGCAGCACATCAACTAAATCTTTCATCATTTCATTTAATTGAGAATCGAACATTCTGTTAACACATTCTTCTTCAACTTTGCAATACACATAGCTGTAACTTCCACCACTCAT